TCAAAGAGTAAAGCTTCTGCTTCACGCCTTCGAATAAGTCCTTCTAAGACTTTTCCATTTGCTTTGTTCCATCTTTTAATTTGCTCAGGTACTGCATCATAGTCAGCATTGTTTAGAACTTTTAAAAGAGTTGAACTTTGAAGATTGGAAGGTCCAAGATTATATGTCCATGATACCATTGCATCAAACATGCACTGGTCTAGTTGATTATTGACTGCTGAAAGAACATGGTTTTCGTACTCTGCTAATTCCTCTATGAGTAATTCTTCTGCACGCTCCTTTGTTATGGTTTGTCCTTCTTCTACACCTTTTGTATGACCATATCCAATTGTCCATACACCTGCGGCACATTTATATGCCTCAAGTTCTAGTCCTTCAAATTTTTTGATAAGAGCTAATCCTTCTTGTGATATTTTCATAATGTAAAACTTTCTCCACACCCGCAACGGGCTACTTCGTTTGGACTTTTGATTTCAAACCATTGGTTTAATCCATCTTCTTTCCAATCAATATTTAATGAATCCACATAACTGAATGTCATGGGATCTACAGCGATAACTTCATAGAATACCGCATCACCTGAAACATTTGGTTCTTCCAAATAACTCAGGTCATACGAAAATCCATTACACCCGCTGGGTTTGAGAGTTAATCTAACTCCCCACACTTGCTTCTCTTTTATGCGTTGTTTCATCACTTCGAGAGCCTTTTCTGTTATATCTATCATATATTAGTAATTAATGCGAGTGGGCAGTTGCCTGCCCTCTCGACTTAGGTCTTGACTTGTACTAAAACAATTGTCCTGTACTTGCTATAACAGCAATTCCAAACATACAGCCTAGAAACATTGTTCCTAGTGCATCCTGTACGTCCTCATGTTTTTGTACTTGTCTAAAACTATTTATTATATACTTCATTTAATATCCAATACTTTACGATTGGAGTTCGGAGTTTTAGACAGCGCGATAGTCAATAGTCCATCTGTTAGTTCAACATCGTCAACTTTTAAGTCCGCGTTTAACATAAACTTACGCTCAAAAGATTTAAGACTCAGACCTTGATGAGAGAATCTTTCACTCTCACTCAGTTTTCGTTCTTTTTTCCCCTTGATGAGCAATTCATTATCTTCGTGAATTAACTCAAGTTCTTTCTTAGACCAACCTGGCACTGCAACCTCTATTCGAAAGTTGCCTGTGTCCACATTTTCTACAATGTTATATCTTGGATATGATGTATCAGTGTTGTGCAACAACCACTCATTGTTCATACCAAGCCAAAATTTACTAATATCAATCGTCATATTATTCTCCTAATTTCCTTTTTCAGTAAAACTATGCCCACCCTTTCGGTATGGACGCCATTGTGCAAGAAACCCTTCTTACACTTATGTATATTATACTAAAAAAGAGACCAAAAGTCAACAACTATTTTTTAATTAGTCCTCGAAATCTATCTTTCCCTGTGCTTTCATATAGTCCAGCGTACTTCCGATTCCTTCTTTCCTTCCGTAAGCGTACGCTGCGTATATACTTACTACTAATATTATAAGATATGCTATATCTATGTTCATAATTTTCTCCATAAGATATTATTATACAGAATTTCTAACCATAAGTCAAGTATAAAATCAAGGAAAGGTAAAAATAGTTGTTGACAGATGGTTCTCAATTTGTTATAATATAGTCATGTTGTATAAAAGAGGTAAATGGTCTACTAAAGAGCGTCAAACGCTAAAAGACCTATACAATACAATACCAATAGACGAGTTATCTTCTCGACTTCTACGAACACCGAGTCAGATAACTTCCCAAATTAATTATCTTCGAAAAAGAGGATGGGCGTTTCACAGGAGAAAAGATGGAAGTAATAGAATTTCCCAGAATGAAAAAAGCTGATGATACGGCACAGAAACTTACTGAATTACTAGTAATCGAGTGCCAAAAACTAGGAATAGATACTATGAATCAGGACTTTGCCTTCGACATGGCATGGACTCACAAATTCATAAAAGCTACGATTGACAAACAGTTTAACATTGCAAATGACCTGTGCCGCCTCACAAGAGCGCAAGGATTAGATGAGAGTTGAATGTAAAAATATGCCCGTTGATAGGGCAATCAGAATTTTAAGACGCAAGTTCGAGAAGGACGAGCGCAAAAACCGAATTCGAGATCTCGAGTTCTACGAAAAACCCACAGCGAAACGAAAAAGAATGAAAGCTGCCGCAGTCAAAAGACAGCAAAAGATAACGAGAGAGTTTCGTAAATATACTGCAAGACGACCGAAGCATGAGAGATATTGAAAGGGAACCATTATTGTTTTTCGAAAAAATGTTTGAAACTTTGTTTCTTACTCTAGTTTGGTTCTTACTGGTGCTCAATGCTCTCAAGGAGTCTTTTGAACACACTCGTTTTGTAAGAGATATAATTTCTCTTTATACAAAAGCTCATTCCAAGAAATTGAAAATCCTCTCAGCATTGAAAAAATAAAATATTTTTCCCACAAAAAGACTCAAAACAATCCATTCGTCCTATAACCTAGGAAAAAAATTTCTTGTATTTTTGTTAAAGTTGTGGTACAATATTATTACTAAATCAAGATAGTTACTACGGCAATCATTAATTTTATCTCTCTTGCTCATAGCGACCTCAATTACAGTATTTCAAACTGAATTCGAAGTGAAGCGATAGCGAGAACGAAGAATTCATCTTTGATGTTTCTGTTATCTGGGAGATAGAGCTAACGATAATATATGCCAACCATATCACACCCAAAGAAAGTCAACTATCTTCTTCGACTTTCTTCCAATTCACAACTTTTCAACAATTAACTACAATTACATCCGATTTTTCGATATTTTTTAAGGACAATTAAGCACTTTAAGACATACCTTAACGGATAAGGATTAAGTTTTTGTCTGTGTGTTCTTAATTTAAGGAAAATTATCCCTAGTCTGTAATACACCCGCTGCTGCTTTAATTGTGGTTCGTTATACACCCGTTGCAGGCTTGAACCAAAGTGGAGCGACATATCAGAATCGAACTGATATCTACTGGTTGGAAGCCAGTCATAATAGCCTTTATACTAATGTCGCCTCTTTTGATTAGTCCAATTGAATCATTCTTAGGTTTTGTACTTGAGTTGTGAAAGTTATATTCTCATCTCTCAAAGTCATTCCTAGTTGATTCTGTAGTTGTGGGATTATCTCTGGACTTGAGACAACCTCAAAATATTCACCATGTTCTGCTATAATCTTTCTTAGCTTCTCATTGTTCGGAAACACCTTAGCATATCTTTTATCTCGTATTCCCATTATTCACCTCTCCAAATTAATTGATACCCGTCATGACCTTCCTCGCCATTACTTTGGTACTCCTCTAATGTAGTCACTACATTCTTTAGATCAGCTTTCGGAGACTTCTCCAATCCAGCAATAGAATCATAACTAATGTCAAGAATCTCAGCTAGATCTTCTACTAGTTCTTTCTTAGTAATCGGATCTTCTCCTGTTTTTGTTTTGTACACAGTTTTCTTGTATACACCTTCTCGAGACAGTTTACCTATTATAGATTTTATACTTTTATTCAATTCTTTACTTAGGTTTTCTACTGTTTCTCTCGTAGGATTTGCTTGATAGCTTTCTTTTATATAGCTAACTTGTTCTTCCGTATAGTTTACACTCACGCTATTTCTCCTTTATCTTCGTTATACTCAGCTTCATCCTGAGCAATTATTGCTGCTGCTTCGTCATGGGTTAATAACCATTCTCTGCAAATTCTTCTAATACTCTCAGCTTTTGATAAGCCTTGATTCAGATGTTCTTCGTGGTCTAAGATTATATTAATCTTTAGTCCATCACTAATTTTATTTCCTAAAAGCATCTTGTTCCTCCCTGCTCATTTGGTCAATACATTCCTGTATAGTCATTTTACTACTAACTGAAGTTGATGTCCACTTACCATCTTGATACTTCTCAAATAACTGAGCGCCATCATTATAGGTAGTTGTCCAAAGTTTTCTATCTGGTAGAATTTCTCCCATTATAAGTTTAACTTTCTTACGCCATGTTTCTGAAGCTAACAAATTTCTTTGTCTTTCTACTATATCATTAAACTGCCCCATCATCATCTCCATTGTTCGCAATAATAAACATTATTATTGCAAAAGATGTAATAGCAATAATAAAAGTTAATACAAACTCATCATATGTCATTAGCTATCTCCCTCTTTTACGAAGATGCCGTCTACCATTTTGCCTTTACGATCTTTAATATCTTCGTAAGCAACTGCTAAACATTCTTCTAGGTTAGTACCTTCTCTCTCAGCAATGTTAATTAATATAACAAGACAGTCTCCAATATCATCTTTAACATCTTGTTTTTTACATACACTATCAGAGAGTTCGCCAACTTCTTGTATTAGTTTTAATACTTGGTCTTTGCTAGTCGCACCTTCAACTAGGTTTCTGTCGTGATGCCACTGTGAGACCTTTTTAATTAATTGTTCCATTTTATCTCCCTAAAGTTTTTAAATCTATTTCGGTTATATACTGATAACCACCTTTGTTGTAGGTAATACCTACTTGCTTTTTTCGCTGCTGTGCTATAGTTTTTGCACTGCTTTCGCCACAAGATAAGCATAACTTGTAGCCAAGCTCCCACCTTGCTGGAGGTATTCTGTTTCCACATCTACACAACATCCTGTAGATCCTGTACTAGTTCTGTAGATTTGATCGTTTCTCCACTAGCTAAATGAATGTTCATATAGCGTGGATTCTTTTTGATAGTCATACCATGCCATTGCTCAATATATGCACCTTCCTCAGAAGTGTCTGGCATAGTAATTCGTACAATTGTGCTTCCATTAGTCTTTTGACCAATGTGATAATTTCTGTTTGGTTTTCTTTTCCAATAAGGTCTATACATTTTTTCTCCTTTAATAAATATAATACTATTCCTCTAAGACTAATTCTTTTAGTCTCATTAGAATACTATTATACTCATGGGTGAGGACTACAATTTCCTCATTCAAATCATCAAGCATACGCATTGCATCTTGCAAGTCTGTCTCGCATAAATCTAAATGCCTGTTTAATAAAATTTTTTCTTCCTCTTTCGAGAGCTGTTCTCTTGTAGGAAATTGTAGTATCTTTGCCATTGTTATTTACCTTGCCCCCTATATTTTTTATAGGATCGTCTTTTACTTTTATTCATAGTGGAAGTGCCAACTTTTCCACCACCCTGTGATGTTTTCTTACGAATTACAATTCGATTTTTATTTAGAAACTTAACTGCCATCTTTCGCCACCCAATTAATTCTAAGACCTCTACGCACTATTTCGTTTATGCACTTAATTCTACGCTTAGGTTTTGCACTATAATCGTTTATATACTTTATTAGCTCGTCTACTGGAATTTGTTTCATGTAGTGGTGTACAGTGGTTACTTTACCAGTTTGTCTATTTCTTACTTGTTCGCTTGGTTTAAATTTAGCTGGCATTTGTACCTCCTCTGATACTGTCGTTAGCAAGTACGCCAGTTACTGCACTAACTTTGGTTTTATAATTTTGTTCTGTTTTGTCGATAATGATACTGATTATATCCTCTCTCATGTTCACAGCACTTGCATACTCATAGCTATAAGTATCGCATACTTCGAGTATCGCATCTTCAATCCATAGATCTGATACTATTGCGTCTGGGTTGCCGAGATTGTTCTCATTCTCTGGATCAAATGCCCACTCATACTGTAAGTCCTCTCGTATATCTGCTACGCTGAATGATACAAAGATGTGTTGTTTTTGAACATCTACTCTGCCTTCTTTCATTTCTTTACCTGTAATCATCTTACAACCCTCACTAATCCTACTGTTGACTCTACTTCGTCATTGCGAACTTCTAAGTCAGCAAATCCACCTTTCCAATAGCCTATTGCTTCTCTACGCCTTAGTTCTTTGCGTATCATAGCACCATCACTACCATGCTCGCCTTCGCGAGAAAGTAATTCTAAATTGTTCATGTTCATAACTTCTAATAACTGCATCTTTTCCTCCTATGTATTGTCGCTGTCGTTATACTTAACTTTATGTTTATTGTAGCGTGAATACTTTGTCTTGTCACGCATAGTCACTGCTTTGCATATTTTTCGTGCATACTTTGCGACTAAATTTTGTTTTTTGTTCTTTTTCATAATATGAATATTATACAGGAGTTAGGGAATTTTGTCAAGAAATTTTTTTGATTTGGCATCAGAAATTTGATGTGAGGGAATGGGGAATATAAAAAAGCCTCAGTGGTCGGTATAGTTCTCGAGCCTTCGAATGTTACACGAACTCGCTACTACCATCTACCAATGAGGCACAAAGTCGACATTTTGTTGTTGTTTTCACTTTTTCACTAGAAAACATTTAAAAACATAGTGAGGAAACAAGTAGAGTGTATCGTAAACTCAGGGACTTTCCTATCCTCTAACGCTGACAGTCCATTATTCTTTATAAAGAGAATTGTCGTTTCAGTTGACATATTATAACTTATAGGCTTAAGCCTTCTCATATATCTGTAGACTTATAACTTGTCTCGAACAGTGAATGTCTCTTTTATACCTCTACTTCAACCAACCACCATCGCGAAAAGGGGTGGCAAGTAGGTAGGTGGTCATTTACTTCATTCGATTAACCAAGATTTAATTATCGCTACTCATAGCATTTTATTTAACAGTAGTCGCAACACTACTCGCATCTATCGTTCGACAAGGATTTACTTCTTTGTTTCAGAACACCTATTGAGAGTTCTATGCGTAAGAGCGTAGTAGCCGTTCTTATGGTAGTTCTACTACTATGAAAGGACTTATATGGATTTTACAAAGAGATATACTCTTACACCTCTGCCTTCAACTCTTAAGAGTATGCAATGCCGTGGGTTGGTTTATTTATTGGCGTTAGCTCAATCATTTCTTTTTACCAAGCGTCCCAATTGTTTACGCCCATTACATACTATTAAAAGTGTTGTTTTCCTACTAGATATTTATACAGGTTTCTGTGGAAAACGCTACATAAAGTCAGCGTCCTGTAGCCAATGTTGTCGTCGCATTGCTTAATAATCACGAGTTTGTTACGCCTATGGTTTGACAGCTATAGCTGAATCGCCCCTACTTCACGCTCTCCTTCTCATATTGCAGTAGTCAGAGAGAAAACTACTGCTGGGGATTGGGTGATTGATACTCCAACCTCTTACCTACCTCAATCACTTCTGGTAGGTTGCCGACACACATAGGAATTGATACCAGTTTACGAAATGTCGGGCTTTTATCTTTTTTCGATATAAATATATTATACTGAAAGTGAAACCATTTGTCAAGAAAAATTTTAAATTATTTTTACTTGCTAGGATCAAGGTTGATCGAGGTCGCTGTGCGATATGCTCTCATTTCCTCTTTTTCCTAAATATAAGAATATTATATCAGGCTTTTAACCCTTTGTCAAGAAAAACTTTAGTTTATTTACTACTTAGCTTACCTTGATAAAGGTGGTGAGTTAGGCTCACCACTCCTTGACAATTTAGCTAGAGATTGTGTCAATCAATCTTTGGAGGTCAGCCTTTGTGGCTTTCACTAGGGAAGGTAGCTCAATACCATAGTGGTTTTCAATTTGGGTAAGAAGTTCTGATTTTCTTACGATTGGCTCACCAGTTTTTGTTGTTCTTGGTGTAGCTTTGTAGACACCCTCTCTTGAGAGTTTAGCAATAACAGATCTTGTGTTCTTGCCTAGTTTTTTAGCTAGAGATTCTACTGTCTCTCTGCTTGGGTTAGCAGCGTATGTTTCAACCATTTCTGCTGTCATTTTTTCTGTGTAGTTAGCTTGCGCCATATTGTTCTCCTTGTTTAGTAGTTTGTTAAAAAATTGTTTTATTGTTTTCATAATAAGAATATTATATCAAGTCTAATTATGTTTTGTCAATAGGTACGCTTAACTTTTTCAATCTTTTTTCTTGTTCAAGCATCTCCTCATTCATAGTGTGCCAAAGCTGAATTTGGTGTGCTTGCCATTGACTCATGTCTTTGGCTAGTCTTTTACGCCTTTGTAAAGAGACATTGTTGTTAATAGATCGTTGTCGTCTGCGTGTAGGTTTATTCACTTTCCTATAACTCCTATTAAAAGGGCGAACAATATCCAAGTTAATGGGTGTGTCATAAACATTCGCCAAGCTATTGGTTTTCTGTTCGCTTTCTTTTTCTTGATGCGTTCTAATTCCTTAGCCACATTCATTCTTTTGTTAAACATAAATATATTATAACAATAATGATCGGACTTGTCAAGAA